AGAACATCGAGGAGCGCAGTCGCAGCGGAGCGCCGTACGCGTTTTGGGTCCGCCAGGGGCTCATCCGGACGACGCCCGGGAACATCATCGACTTCGACTTCATCGTCCGCGACATCGGCGAGCTGATGTCGCGCTACCGCATCCTGGAGGTCGCGTACGACCGCTGGGGCGCGCAGAAGATCTGCACGGACCTCCAGAAGATGAAACTGCCCATCGTCCCGTTCGGTCAGGGCTACGGAAGCATGTCCGCCCCCTCCAAGGAGCTGATCCGGCTCATCCTCGGCGGACAGTTCCATCACGGCGGTCATCCGGTCATGCGCTGGATGGCGGACAACGTCATCGTCCACCAGGACCCCGCGGGAAACATCAAGCCGGACAAGTCCAAGAGCGCCAACAAGATCGACGGGATCGTCGCGACCATCATGGCGCTGGACCGCGCCGTCCGCCACGAGGGGTCCAACGGTCCGAGCGTGTACGAGAGACGGGGGCTCACGCAGTTATGACCAAGACCGGGGACCGCGGCGGAGTGTGGGCGCGCATCCGCGACTACGCGGGACGGATGATCCAGCCGCTGGCGGCCGCCGATATGGAAGGAGCCGCCGTCACATCGCCCGCGGATCTGGCGCGCGAGATGACGGCGGGCACGCGGTCCCTGACCGGCCACCGCATCACCACCGACTCGGCCATGCGCGCCAGCGCGGTGTTCGCGTGCGTGAAGGTCATCGCCGAGGACGTGGCCGCGATGCCTCTGAACATCTACGAGCAATTGGAAGCGGGCCATCGCTTCGCCCCGGAGCACCGCGTCTATTCCGTCCTCCAGAACCCCAACGAGTGGCAGACCTCGATGGAGTACCGGGAGATGCAGGTCATGTTCCTCCTCCTGCGCGGGAACGCCTACGCGCTGAAGGCGACGGTGCGCGGGCTCCTTGACGAGCTTCTTCCGTTCCATCCGGACCACGTGACCCCGCGACTGCATCCCAAGGACGGGCGATTGGTCTACGACGTCCAGCCGCGGCTGGGCGGCCCGACCGTGACCTACGAGGCGCGCGACATCCATCACGTGCGGGGCCTGGGCTCCAACGGCTACACGGGACTCAGCGTCATCAACTACGCCAAGAACGCCATCGGCCTGGCCGACGCGCAAGAAGGCTTCGGGGCCGAGGCCTTCCGCGACGGCGGCGTGAACCGGGTCGCCCTCAAGCATCCCAAGGAGCTGTCACAGCAGGCCGGTGACCGTCTGCGCAACTCCTGGGTGGACATCTACGGCGGTCCCGGCCGCTACGCCAAGCCGGCGATCCTGGAGGAAGGATTGGACGTGGTCAAGATCGGACTGACCGCGGCCGAGATGCAGTTCCTGGACGGCCGCAAGTTCCAGCTGGAGGACATCGCCCGATTCTTCCGCGTCGGGCCGCACAAGATCGGTCACCTGGACCGCGCCACGAACAACAACGTCGAGCAGATGGCGCTGGACCACGTCACCTCCACGCTCCTGCCTTGGTGCGTGCGCTTGGAGCAGCGCTACAAGAAGGACCTGCTCACCCTGCCCGGCGACGCGCGCTACTTCGCGCGCCACGTTGTGGACGCGCACCTGCGCGGCGACCCGCTCAAGCGCTGGCAGACGCACCAGATCGCGACGCAGATCGGCGCCAAGTCCATCAACGAGGTCCGTCAGCAAGAGGACATGAACCCGATCGAGAACGGCGATGAGCATTACCGCCCGCTGAACCTGGGCCGCATCGGCGACCCCGAACCGGATCCCGCGGATCCCAACGAGAAGAAGGAGCCGGTCGAGACCGCCGCAGGCAACACGGAGCCGATGAGCCCCGGCGTACCCGAGGAGGGAGCATGAAGACCTACCCGCGCGTCACCCGCGCGATGCTGTCCACGCCGTGGGCGATGCTGAAGACCAAGCTGGCCGACGTGGAGGCTTTCCTGGCCCGCGTGAACCTGGAGGGGCCGCTGACGCCGGAGGCCGTGGCGGAGCGCTACGGCTCGTCCGAGGCGCGCCCGCTCATCAAGGTCGGCTCCGTGGCGGTCATCCCCGTGCAGGGCGTCATCAGCCAGAAGATCAACATGGTGGACAACCTGAGCGGTCCCGGAGGGCCGTCGGCTCCATCCTCTTGGACATCGACTCTCCCGGCGGGAGCGTGTTCGGCGTCCAGGAGCTCTACGACGTCATCGTCTCCGCTCGCGCCGAGAAGCGCGTCGTCGCCTGCGTGAACTCTCTGGCGGCCTCCGCGGCCTACTGGCTGGCGTGCGCGGCCAACGAGATGGTGGTCACGCCCGGCGGCCAAGTCGGCAGCGTGGGCGTCTACATGATGCACGCGGACGTCTCCAAGAAGATGGAGATGGAAGGCGTGAAGACCACCTTCGTCCAGGCCGGGGCCTTCAAGACGGAAGGCAACCCGTTCGAGCCGCTCTCGGCCGAGGCGCGCGCGGCCATCCAGGAGCAGGTGGACGCCTACTACGGCATGTTCGTGAAGGCCGTCGCCGGCGGCCGCGGCGTGGCGCAGTCCGCCGTGCGCGACGGCTTCGGCCAGGGACGCATGGTCATGGCCGCCGAGGCGGTGAAGATGGGCATGGCCGACCGCGTGGCGACGCTCGACGCCACTCTGGGCCGATTGCTCATGAAGGGCGCGCGCGCGGGCGGCGACAAGACCGCCCGCATGACGACCCGCGATCTGGAGGCGCTGCTCCGGGACGGAGCCGGCCTCTCCCACAGCAAGGCGAAGAAACTCGCCTCGCTGGCGTACGAGCCGGACCACGCCTCCGGGACGGAGGACGAGGAGCCGGCGCCGGCGACGTCGACGGACGGCATGGACCAGGAGACGCGCGAAGCGCTCCGAGAGTTCATCGCCGTGATGCAGGACTGAGGAGGAGCACCCGATCATGGACGAACTGAAGAAAGCCCTCGCCGAGGCGCAGAAGGCGAACGAGGAGTACAAGAAGGCGCAGGCGGCGGCGGACGCCGAGGCCAAGCGCCTCGGCCACGTCACGGCCGAGCTCCAGACGAAGGTGGACAAGCTCAACGAGCACGTCATCTCTCGCATGGAAGCCGCGCAGTCGCACTGGGACGAGGCCGAGCGCAAGCTCAACCGCCTCGGCGCCCTGGGTCTGGTCGATCCCAAGGACACGCAGGCGCTGGCCAAGGAGGCCGAAGCCTTCAACCGCAAGCTCGCGCTGGCGACCGGGGGCCGAGCCAAGGGCTTCGCGCCCGAGGACTACAAGTCCTTCTACAAGCCGGCCTTCAAAGCCTGGGTCCTCGGCGGCCTCGGCGCCGTCGAGAACATGGGACCGGAGTTCCGCGCGGCGCTGACCGTCGGCTCGGACCCGGCCGGCGGCTACCAGGTCCCCGTGGACGTGCAGGACCGCATCGTCCAGTTCGTCTACGAGACCTCTCCGATGCGCCAGCGCGCGGAGGTCCGGACCACCAAGCGCGACCGCATCCAGATCCGGCGCGACCTGGACCGCGCCACCCTCGGCGGCTGGACGGCCGAGACCTCGGTGCGCTCCGCGACCAGCACGCCCCAGGTCCCCGTCCCGGTCGAGATCCCGGTGCACGAGGCGTGGGCGTTCCCGCTGGCCTCCCAGCAGGACATCGACGACGCGGACATGGACATCGAGGCGTGGCTGGCCTCCAAGCTCGGCGAGCGCTACGCGTTCGACGAGAACACGGCCTTCGTCACCGGCTCCGGAACGGGCAAGCCGCGCGGCTTCCTGACCTACCCGTCCGGCGCCCCGTCGAAGTCGAACTTCAACGTGATCAAGCAGGTCAAGACGGGGGTCAACGGCGGCTTCGCGGCGGATCCCAACGGCCCGGACATCTTCGTGGACCTGATGGGGGAGATGAAGGAGAAGTACCTGGCCGGCGCGTCGTGGGCGATGACCCGCACCACGCTCGCCAAGGCCCGCAAGCTGAAGGACTCGTACGGCCACTACCAGGTCCAGCTGTCCGTGGGCCTGGACGCGCGGCCGGGCTTCGAGATCCTCGGCTTCCCCGTGGACCGCTGGGCCGACATGCCCGAGATCGCCAACGGCAGCCTGTCCATCGCCCTGGCGAACTGGAAGGAGGCGTACATCGTCCTGGACCACGCCACGGGCATGAAGATGCTGCTCGATCCGTTCACGCAGAAGCCCTACCTCGGTCTGTACTCGACCAAGCGGGCGGGCGGCGACGTGGCCAACACCGACGCGATCAAGCTGGCGCTGTTCTCGGCCTGATCCGACGCCCGGGGCCGCCGCGCAGGGCGGCGGCCCCGGGCAAGACGTTC